ATGACAGAACCGGATGACGCGGCGCCTTTTGGGCGGGCGGAGGCGCTTGCGCGGGTGCGCGAGCTGGCGGGGTTTTATACCGCGCTAAAGGCGACTTTTCTTGAACAACTTGGACTGATCGGGGCGGCAGGCGGGCTGCCGTCCAAGGCGCATGCCGTGAAGCTGGCGGAACTACAGGCGACCCATGTTCACCTTTTGAAAGCCGAGGAACAGTTCATTGAGAAATTCGGGCAAGGCACGGACGACGCGGACATCAACCATGACGACATTCGCGATGACATTGGGCGCAGGCTTGATCGCATCCGCGCCGCCGGAACAGAGGGCGGCGTTTTTAGCCGGGCTGAGCGACCGGGAACTGCGGGCCCTGCCGCATCTGTTTGAGTTCTGGGCGATGCCGCACCAGCTGCCGCCGCAGGGCGACTGGCGGTCTTGGGTGATCCTAGGCGGGCGGGGTGCAGGCAAAACGCGGGCGGGCGCGGAATGGGTGCGGTCGATGGTTGAGGGGCCAGTGCCGCGCGCCAAGGGGCGGGCGCGGCGTGTGGGGATCATTGGCGAGACCTATGATCAGGCGCGCGAGGTGATGGTGTTCGGCGACAGTGGCATCATGGCCTGCGCGCCCAAGGACCGGCGGCCTGAATGGATCGCGGGGCGCAAGATGCTGCGTTGGCCAAATGGCGCAGTGGCGTTCCTGTATTCGGCGTTTGACCCAGAGGCGTTGCGCGGGCCGCAGTTTGATGCGGTTTGGGCGGATGAGTTGGCGAAGTGGAAGCAGGGGCAGGCGACGTGGGACATGGTGGAGTTTTGTTTGCGGCTGGGGCGTGATCCGCGGGCGTGCATCACGACGACCCCCCGCAATGTGCCGGTGCTGCGCGATATGCTGGAGCGGGGCAGCACGGTGCAGACCCATGCGACGACCTTTGCCAATGCGGCGAACCTTGCGCCGGGGTTCCTAGAGGAGGTGCAGCGGCGCTTTGCCGGGACGCGGCAGGGGCGGCAAGAGCTGGACGGGGTGCTGTTGTCGGATGCGCCGGGGGCGCTGTGGTCGAGCGGGGCGCTGGAGGACGCGCTGGTGACGGCGGTGCCCACGCTGGACCGGATCATCGTGGCGGTGGACCCGCCGACGACGGGACACAAGGGATCGGACGCCTGCGGCATCGTGGTGGCAGGCGCGATCACACAGGGGCCGCCGCAGAACTGGAAAGCCTATGTGCTAGAGGACGCAACGGTGCAGGCGGCATCCCCGCTGGAATGGGCGCGGGCGGCGGTGGCGGCCTTGCGGCGGCATAATGCGGACCGGTTGGTGGCCGAGGTCAATCAGGGCGGCGATATGGTCGAGGCGATTGTGCGGCAGGTCGACCCGCTGGTGCCCTATCGCAAGGTGACGGCGACCAAGGGCAAGGTGGCGCGGGCCGAGCCTGTGGCGGCGCTGTACGAGCAGGGCCGCGTGGCACATGTGCGGGGGCTGTCCACGCTTGAGGATCAGATGTGTCTGATGACGACGGGTGGCTTTGCGGGGTCTGGGTCACCTGACCGGGTGGATGCGCTGGTCTGGGCGCTGCACGAGCTGATGATCGGCCCGGCGCAGGGCTGGCACGCGCCGCGTATGCGCAGCCTGTAGGGCGTTGCGCCCCGCCTTTGCCGCGCGGGCGGTGGGGGCGGGGATCGTTCAGATTTGGATGTCAGAACATTTGATATCGAATGACGTGCGGCGGGACCAAGGAGGTGGCGATGTTTGAATTCTTCGGCAAGGGGGCTGGGCGCGCGGAGGCGGTGCCAGAGGTCAAAGCCTCTGCTGCTGGTCCTTTGGTGGCGATTGCCAGCCATGGCCGGGCGGCTTGGGGTGCGCGGGATACGGGCACGCTGACGCGGTCCGGGTTTCTGACGAACCCTGTGGGGTTTCGCGCGGTGAAGCTGATTGCAGAGGCAGCAGCTGCGCTGCCGCTGGTCGTGCAGGACCGCGTGCAGCGGTATGACACGCATCCGGTGCAGGATCTGCTGGCGCGGCCTAACGGCGCGCAGGGCACGGCAGAGTTGCTGGAGGCGGTTTACGGGCAGCTTTTGCTGAACGGTAACGCCTATCTGGAAGGTGTCGGCGAGGGCGGTCTGCCGGTCGAGATGCATGTGCTGCGGGCCGACCGCATGCGGGTGATCCCCGGCGCGGATGGCTGGCCTGCCGCCTATGAATACACGGTCGGCGGGCGCAAGGCGCGCTTTGACGTCGCGGGGGATGTCAGCCCCGTATGCCATATCAAGAGCTTTCATCCGCAGGACGACCACTATGGTTTCAGCCCGATGCAGGCGGCAGCGAATGCGGTGGATGTGCATAACGCGGCAAGCGCTTGGTCCAAGGCGCTGCTGGATAATGCGGCACGGCCGTCTGGCGCGATTATCTATCGCGGCGCGGATGGGCAAAGCCAGTTGAGCCACGATCAGTACACGCGTTTGGTGGATGAGATGGAGAGCCAGCATCAAGGCGCGCGCAATGCGGGGCGACCGATGTTGCTGGAAGGGGGCCTTGATTGGAAGCCGATGGGCTTTTCGCCCTCCGATATGGAGTTTCAGAAAACCAAAGAGGCCGCCGCGCGCGAGATCGCGATTGCCTTTGGTGTGCCGCCGATGCTGCTGGGGATCCCGGGGGACGCGACCTACGCCAATTACCAAGAGGCGAACCGGGCGTTTTACCGGCTGACGGTGCTGCCGCTTGCGACGCGGGTAACAAGCGCGATTGCCGACTGGCTGTCCGATTTCAGCGGCGAGCGGCTGGATATTCGCCCCGACCTTGACCAGATCGCGGCGCTGTCGGGCGAGCGTGACAGTCAGTGGCGGCGGGTGTCCGAGGCCAGTTTCCTAAGCGACGCGGAAAAGCGGCGGTTGCTGGGGCTGCCAGCGCAGGAGGTGGAGTGATGCGCGAGAAGATCGTCAAATTGACGGTTGCGCCGCGCAGCGATGCGCCCGTGCGGGGGGATGACCCTTGGAACACGCAGATTGGCGCGCGCCTGTCGGGGATCGAGCGTCTGCTGCGGCGGCTGGAATGGCAGGTCTGGGGCCTTGCTTGCGGGGCGAGCGGCCTGCTGGTGCTGGAAATCTTGCGCCATCTGGCGCGGGTGTAAGTGGGACAGGAGGGATTGAGGATGACGCTAGAGCATAAGTTTTGCGCCCCGGAGACGGTGTTGCAGGTCACGGATGGGACCGAGATTTCGGGCTATGCGTCGCTGTTTGAACAGCGCGATCAGGGGGGCGACCGTGTGGCCAAGGGGGCCTATGCCGCGTCCCTGGCGCAGCTGAAGGCCAAGGGCCGCAGCGTCAAGATGTTGTGGCAGCACGACCCGGCCCAGCCGATTGGCGTGTGGGACGAGGTGCGCGAGGACGCGCGGGGCCTGTGGGTCAAGGGGCGTATCCTGACCGATGTGGCCAAGGGCCGCGAGGCGGCGGCGCTGGTGGCGGCGGGGGCGATTGACGGGCTGTCCATCGGCTATCGCACGCTGCGGGCCACAAAGGACGACAAGGGCGGGCGTCTTTTGTCAGAATTGGAGCTGTGGGAGGTGTCGCTGGTGACCTTCCCCATGCTTCCCGATGCACGGGTTGCGGCCAAGGCCGAGGACCCGGGCGGTGCTGCGCTGCGCGATTTGGCTGCGGTGTTTACCGATGCCGCGGCGGCGCTGCGCCAAGGCTGATCGCAGCCAAACCAACCTCGAGAGGATCATGATGACGACACCCGAGAAAGAGTCTCGGACCGGGGAAGCTTTGTCTTCTCCGGCCGAGGAGCTGCGGACCGCGATCAGCGGTTTTGTGGCTGAATTTAAAGACTTTTCCACCGGCATTTCCGCCACTTTGCAAAAACAGGATGACCGTATGAACAAGCTGGATCGCAAGACGATGATGATGAACCGCCCCGCACTGGCGATGGGTGCTGAGGTCGAGGCACCGCACCAGAAAGCCTTTGCCGCTTATCTGCGCTCTGGCGAGGATGACGGTCTGCGCGGTTTGGCGCTGGAAGGTAAAGGCATGTCGACGGCGGTGTCAGGCGACGGCGGTTATCTGGTGGACCCGCAGACGTCGGACACGATCAAGTCGACGTTGTCCACGACGGCCAGCATCCGCGCGATTGCCAATGTCGTGAATGTGGATGCGACGTCTTATGACGTGCTGGTGGATCACACCGAAATGGGTGCGGGCTGGGCGACCGAGACCGCATCGCAGGACGAAACTGACACCCCCGTGATCGACCGCATCACCATCCCGCTGCACGAGCTGTCGGCGCTGCCCAAGGCAAGCCAGCGTCTGCTGGATGATAGTGCCTTCGATATCGAAGGCTGGCTGGCGCAGCGCATTGCGGACAAGTTTGCCCGTTCTGAAGCGGCTGCCTTTGTGAACGGTGACGGGGTGGATAAGCCCAAGGGCATTCTGTCCTATCCCAGCGTGGATAATGACGTCTGGACCTGGGGCAACATCGGCTATGTGCCGACGGGCGTGAATGGCGAGCTGGGCGAGACCGATGCGATGATCGATCTGGTCTATGCGCTTGGCGCTGAATACCGCGCGGGCGCTGTGTTTGTCATGAACTCTCGTACCGCTGGATCGGTGCGCAAGCTGAAGGACGCGGATGGCCGTTTCCTGTGGTCCGACGGTCTGGCATCGGGGGAGCCGGCGCGTTTGCTGGGCTATCCGGTGCTGATTGCCGAAGACATGCCCGATGCGGGTGATGGCACCACGCCGATTGCCTTTGGTGATTTTGGCACGGGTTACACTGTGGCCGAACGACCCGATCTGCGCGTGCTGCGCGATCCGTTCAGCGCCAAGCCGCATGTGCTGTTCTATGCCACCAAGCGCGTTGGCGGTGCCGTCAGTGACTTTGCAGCGATCAAGCTGCTGAAGTTCGCGGTCGCCTGATCGAGGATCTGCGCTGCGGGCCTGGGGAGGCAGCCGCAGCGCAGACGCCGGGTGCGCTGCGCAGGAGGAACACCCCTGCGTTGTCCAGCTGCTTACTTCCGTCAAGCAATGCGGGGTGGCAGCGCACCCGGACCACCGGTCAGACCCAGATGCCACCAAGATTTGCGGAGAATTTCCATGATGTTAGTCGAATTAAGCAGCGCGCCAGCCGCCGCGCTTCCGGTGGCAGGGTTGAAGGACCATCTGCGACTGGGGTCGGGCTTTGCCGATGACGGGTTGCAGGACGAGGTGCTGGAGGCGTTTCTGCGTGCGGCGCTGGCGTCGATCGAGGCGCGCACGGGCAAGGTGCTGCTAGAGCGCGAGTTTCGCTGGAGCGTGACCGCGTGGCGCGAGGTTGATCGCCAGCCGCTGCCGCTGGCCCCGGTCAGCGCGGTCGGGTCTGTGACGCAGATCGACCGCAATGGCACGGCGGTGCCCGCCTCGGCGCAGCGCTATGCGCTGGAGCCGGATATGCAGCGGCCTGCGCTGATCGCGGTGGGGGCGACGTTGCCTTGTGTGCCGCGCGGCGGGCGGGTCGATGTGACCTTGCTGGCAGGCTACGGGCCAGAGTGGTCGGACCTGCCGCCTGATCTGGCGCAGGCGGTCATGCTGCTGGCGGCGCATTTTTACGAATACCGCAGCGATGGTGCGCTGCATGGCGCAAGCATGCCGTTCACCGTGACAGGGCTGATCGAGCGTTATCGCACAGTGCGCCTGTTCATGGGGGGGCGGACATGACCCTGCCAGTGCTGAACCGCAAGCTGGTGCTAGAGGCTGCCCAGCGCACGCCTGATCTGGCGGGGGGCTTTGCCACAAGCTGGCAGCCGCTGGGCACGCTGTGGGCCGAGATCAAGGCGGGCAACGGGGCGGCGCGGGGCGCGAATGCGCTGCAGCTAAGCCGGGTGCCGCTGAAGATCACGGTGCGCGCGGCGCAGGCGGGGTCTGATGCGCGGCCCATCGCCGGGCAACGGTTTCGCGAAGGCAGCCGCGTTTATGCGATTTTGGCGGTGACAGAGCAGGACAGCCGCGCGCGGTATCTGGTCTGCCACGCGGCAGAGGAGGTGGCGCGATGAGCTATGCGATGTCTTTGGCGCTGCAGGCGGCGGTTTTTGCCCGGCTGACAGCGGATGCGGCGCTGGGCGATCTGGTGGGCACGGCGGTCTTTGACGCGCTGCCGCCGGGGGATGTGCCCAGCATCTATGTGGCGCTGGGCACCGAGAAGGTGACCGATGCCTCTGACGGCAGCGGCGCGGGCGCGGTGCATGAATTCACGGTGTCGGTGGTGACGGACCGGGCGGGCTTTGCGTCAGCCAAGGGGGCGGCGGCAGCGGTGAGTGATGCGCTGCTGGGCGCGCCGCTAGCGCTGAGCCGTGGGCGCGTCATTGGTTTTCGCTTTCACAAGGCCGCAGCGGCGCGGGTGGGCACAGGCGACACCCGCCGCATCGATCTGATTTTCCGGGCGCGCGTGTCGGACGACTGACGCCCAACGTTTTTATTCAAGGAGCAATGACATGGCAGCACAAAGTGGCAAGGACCTGTTGGTCAAAGTGGACATGACCGGCGACGGCCTGTTCGAAAGCGCGGCAGGCCTGCGGGCGACGCGGATCAGTTTCAACGCCGAAAGCGTAGATGTCACCAGCCTAGAGAGCGCGGGCGGCTGGCGTGAATTGCTAGCAGGCGCGGGGGTGAAAACAGCAAGCATCTCAGGCTCTGGCATTTTTCGCGATGCCGAGACGGACGAGCGGATGCGTCAGGTGTTCTTTGACGGTGAAACGCCGAAGTTTCAGGTGATCATCCCGTCATTTGGCACGATCGAGGGGGCGTTTCAGATTACCTCTATCGAATACGCAGGCACGTTCGATGGCGAGGCAACCTATGAGATGTCGCTGACCAGCGCTGGCCAGATCAGCTTTGTCGCGGCGCTGTAGATGGTGAACCCGCTGGCAGGAGAGGTCTGCGTGACCATCGACGGTGTGCCCCATGTCGCCAAGCTGACATTAGGCGCGCTGGCAGAGCTGGAGGCCGCGCTGGCGGCGGGATCGCTGGTCGATCTGGTCGAGCGGTTCGAGGCGGGTCGCTATCGCGGGGCCGATGTGATGGCGCTGCTGGTCGCTGGTCGCTGGTTTGCGCGGCGGCGGCTGGCGCGGCACGGCGGCGGATTTGCTAAGCGCGGATCTGGCGGGCGGGCCGGTGGGGGCGGCGCGCGTGGCGGCAGAGCTGCTGGCGCGCGCCTTTACGCCCCCCACATGAGCGCGGGGCTGGATTGGGCCGGGTTGATGCAGGCGGGCCTGCACGGCCTGCGGCTGACGCCGGATCAGTTCTGGCGTCTGACCCCGGCAGAGCTTGCGCTGATGCTGGGGCAGCGGGTGGACCTGCGCCCGCTGGGGCGCAGTGGTTTTAACGCATTGCTGCGGGCGTTTCCGGACGGCCCGCAAAAGGAGCCGGACAGATGAATGAACTTGATCAGATAGACGGGCTGGATGCGAATGCCGCCGCTTTGGAACGCACACTGGGCGACACCGCGGGGATGGCGGCGGCCTTTGATGCGACGTTGCGGGATATGCAGGTGAGCCTAGGAGAGACGACACGGGATCTGGGCAATCTGGAACGCGGCTTTGCGGGCGGGCTGCGGCGGGCGTTTGACGGTCTGATCTTTGACGGCAAGTCCCTGTCGGACACGCTGAGCGGTGTGGCGAAATCCATGATCGACACGGCCTATGCGGCGGCGATCAACCCGGTGATGAAGCAGGCAGGCAGTTTGCTGTCGGATGGGATCAACGCCGCTGTGTCGGGTGTGATGCCTTTTGCCCAAGGCGCGCCGTTTGCCCAAGGGCGGGTGATGCCCTTTGCCAAGGGGGGCGTGGTCAGCAGCCCCACGACATTCGGGATGCGCGGCGGCACCGGCCTGATGGGCGAAGCGGGGCCAGCGGCGATCATGCCGCTGGCACGCGGCGCGGATGGCCGCCTTGGGGTGCGCGGCGGGGGCGGTCAAAGCGTGAACGTCACCATGCATGTCACCACACCAGACGCGCAAAGCTTTCAACGCAGCCAAGCCCAGATCGCCGCCCAGATGGGGCGTGTTCTGGGGCGCGGTCAGCGGAACAGGTAGGGGAACAGGATAATGGCATTTCACGACATACGCTTTCCGGCGAACCTAAGCTTTGGCGCGACCGGCGGGCCAGAGCGCCGCACCGAGATTGTGACGCTGGCCAATGGCTATGAGGAGCGCAACACGCCCTGGGCCCATTCGCGCCGCCGCTTTGATGCGGGGGTGGGGCTGCGGTCCTTGGACGATATCGCCCAGATGACTGCGTTTTTTGAAGCGCGCGAGGGGCAGTTGCACGGGTTTCGCTGGAAGGACTGGGGCGATTACAAATCCTGCGCCCCGTCCAAGACGCCGGCCTATGGCGATCAGCTGATTGCGATGGGGGACGATGTGACCCGCGTGATCCAACTGGTGAAGCGTTACGTGAGCGGAGAGCAGACCTATGCCCGTCCGATCGCCAAACCTGTTGCCGGGACTGTGCGGATCGCTGTGGGCGGGGACGAGGTGCAAGAGGGCATCGACTTTACCGTAGATACAGCCACGGGGCTGGTGACCTTTGCCGATGCGCCGGACGCAGGGGCAGAGGTCACGGCGGGCTTTGAGTTCGATGTGCCGGTGCGGTTCGACACCGACCGGATCGAAACCTCTGTGTCCAGCTTTCAGGCGGGGCAAGCGCCCAGCGTGCCAGTGGTCGAGGTTCGGGTATGAGCGAGGCGGGATTGTTTGCGCATTTGGGCACAGGCGCGAGCCATGTGTGCCAATGCTGGTCGATCACGCGGGATGACGGCGTGACCTTTGGCTTTACCGATCACGACCGGCCGCTTGCGTTCGATGGGATTACCTTTCTGGCGGATAGCGGGCTCAGCGCGCGGGCGCTGGCGGCAAGCTCTGGCCTGGCGGTGGATAATTCCGAGGCGGTGGGGCTGCTGCAAGCGGATGTCATCACAGCGGAGGATATTCGCGCAGGCCGCTATGACGGGGCCGAAGTGCGCAATTGGCTGGTGCGCTGGGATGACGTGAGCGCGCGGCAGTTGCGGTTTCGCGGGCAGGTGGGCGAGATTACCCATCACGCGGGTCAGTTTCAGGTGGAATTGCGCGGGCTGACGGATCTGCTGAACCAACCGACGGGGCGCACGTTTTTGCGCACCTGTGATGCGGTGCTGGGGGATGCGGCCTGCGGTGTGAATACGCAAGACGCCGCCTTTGCCGTAACGCTGGGGGTGCAGTCGCTGACCGATCAGCGCAGCTTTGTGTTCGCAAGCGCGGGATATACCGACCGTTGGTTCGAGCAGGGGCATTTCGAGGTGCTGACCGGCGCGGCCAAGGGGCTGAAGGCTGGCATCAAGGTGGACCGGATCAAGGGGAGCCTGCGCGAGATCGTGTTGTGGCAGGCGCTGCGGGCGGATGTCGCTGTGGGCGATACAGTGCGGTTGGTGGCGGGGTGTGACCGCAGGGCGGACACCTGCCGCGCGAAATTCGCCAACCTTGTGAACTTTCGCGGCTTTCCCGATATGCCAACCGACGACTGGCTGATGAGCGTGCCGCGTAGCGATGATACCGGCGACGGCGGGAGCCTTTGGCGATGAGCGCCGTTGTGGCCGAGGCCCGGCGCTGGATCGGCACGCCCTATGTGCACCAAGCGTCCAGCTTTCAGGCGGGATGCGATTGTCTGGGGCTGATCCGCGGTGTCTGGCGGCACCTGTATGGGGCAGAGCCGGAGCGGTTGCCGAACTATACCCTAGACTGGGCAGAGCCACAGGGCGAGGAAGTGCTGTGGGACGCGGCCCGGCGGCATCTGCGGCCCGCACAGGGCGATACACTGGTGCCGGGGCAGGTGCTGCTGTTTCGCATGCGGCAGGGCGCTGTGGCCAAGCATCTGGGCATCGTGTCAGCCGCGGGGGCCGCGCCCGCCTTTATCCATGCATACACCCGCCACGGCGTGGTGGAGAGCCCGTTGCCGGACCCTTGGGTACGGCGGATCGTGGCACGTTTCGAATTTCAGGAAGGATAA